ATAATACAGGCAAAAGTCCCAAAAGTTACGCCTAGCAATCTCACAACGCATGGCAAAAATTAAAGACTCTTTTCTATTCATTAGATTTATTTATTATTGTCTAAATAGGATCTAATTTGTTCGTCCGTCCACCCGCTAAAGTCAGCCATTTTAACGACCTCTTGTACCTCTTGACGTTCAACATAACCCCTCTTTTTTCCCTTAGTCTTTAAAAAAAATATCGTAGCACTTGTATTTCCGTCCTGTATTTGTTGGTGTAGTTGGCTTTCTGCAAAGTCAATAGCGACATTCTGTATATCGTCAACCCCCTTTTTAAACTCAGGATCATTATTGTAGTAATCGTAATAGGTTGAACGGTGTACCCCTACATTTTTACAGGCTGTCGTCACAACCCCCAAAGACTTTTCGAGGGCGATTAAAAGTTTCTTTTTTATGGTGTCGGTTTTGTCGGACATGATTTATCGTTTTGGTTCATTTGTAAATGCGCGATCTTCTTTGTACGTGTCCCACGCTATATTATTTCTTTTCCCTTTTATTATTCTAGGGTATAAATTTTTATTAATTATTTTGTGATGTAGTCGCCCACCGTTTTTTTTCTGTTTTGAGGCATAACAGCACGACGGAAATTGTATAGGAACGATTAATGACTTGTTTAATAGTTTACATTCGTTGTATAGTTCTGTTAAGCCCCCTTTAGCTTTAGCCGACGTTGTTTGCTGTAACACTACTCCGTCGGCAATACTACCCGTAAATAAGCCCTCATTCATTATTCCTACGAATTGGCTTGTATCGTCGTCCTGAACACCTTTTTCGCCTCTATAAATATATTTTGTATTATAAAACGTAGTATTCATTACTTTGTTACGAATTATTTTACTATTTGATCCACCGATAAAGTCGCCTGTTTGGCTTATCCCGAAACAGCCTATTTTTTGCCTTATCATAAATTCCCGAACTCCTAAAAATGTATTTTTAACATCGTTAGCGGGGGCTTTTCCTTTATACTTTCCGAACTTCTTAATCTCATAATTTTGAGTATCGTCGTCTTGCACCATGTAAAAAGATATTTTTAATCTTTTAGCAAACTCGTAAAACATATTTCTCGCCTGTCCCGCTGATCTTCTCGACTCACTTGAACGGTGTACATAGTCAAACCTCGCGCGTGCCTCGTCCATATCAAAAATATGTAGATTAACACCATATCCATCGCAAACAGCCTTATATTCGCTTATATCGTCCGTTTCACTATCTACAAAAACGTGTATCTTGTTTTTTTGCCAACCTATTTTCAAAAAGTATTTTACTGTTTTTAGATTGTCCGACCTGTGGTAACTAGGTATAAATATGTCTATAAATTCGTCCATTCTTCGATAGTTCCCATTATACGTAAAAGATCATCCTCGATAAAGCCATTAATACCGTTGTCAGTTAAAACTAAACGTAGTCTTTCGATAGCCTTTTGTTCATCTTCAGTAGCGTTAAAACTATGATAATTCGCAACACTTTCAAAATCAATTTTTATAAACCTATAAGCAAACATTTTTAAAATTTCTTTTTGCTGTTTAGAAAGTTTGTATTCATCTAACGCTTTTATTTTTTCATTGTACTTACTTAGGTCTAAACAGTCAATTAACTCGATATTAGGCTCTATTTTAGGCTCGTAATAAATTGGGTCGTATTCTAAACCTGATAAAAGTTCGGTATTAGTAATATTTTTAAGGTCTAGCCCCCAATCTTTCAACTTCACTACGTCCCACTCGTCCGCAAGTGTTTCCCAAGCCCATTCGCCATAACCGACATTATCTTTAATTATGAATTGATCCGCCTCGTCACTACTCAACCCATTTACAACGATTACAGGGACTTCCTTAATTCCAATATCTAAACAGGCTTTATAACGCATATTCCCGCCTAAAATAGTCATGTTTTCATCGACTACTATTGGTCGAATATCCAACATTTTAGGAAATTTTTTAATAGACTTAACAAGTTTTTTAAATTTCTCTTTATTGATCTTACGAGGGTTTGCCTTGTTTGGCTTTAATTTATCGACCTCAATTACCTGTATTTCGCTGTTATTCATTACCAAATTAGCTTATAAATTATAATCGGAATAGAGAAAATTATAATTCTAGTAATAGTCATTTTAAAGCTACTACCGTCTTTTAACCAATCTTTAATATTAGGGTGTTTCGCATGAGGTAATAAAACGTGTAATTGACGGTCTATTAACCAAAGGAAAAAATATAATACTAATAAGGGAATACCGACAAGTTTCTGCCATAGTTTAACGTCCTTAGACGTTTTTACTTTGTTTTCAGCCATTTTAAATTTTTTTTGGTGTTTGTGTATGTTTAAAAAATGTTATGACGTTAAAATGGATCTAAAGACGCAAAATAGAAACACGCCCCTAGATCCTTTTAAAACATAACAAAACAAATATACGATAATTTAATTAACGTGAGTATAAAATAAATTTATTTTGATAAGGTGTATTAACTTTTTTAGTTTGTCCTTTTGTATGTGCTAGATAAACACTTTTTAAATTATTTTTTAAAGATATACAACTGAGGTTTATCGCCCTGTCTTTTGGATCATGTAAAGAGATAAGATAATTGTAATTTTTTAAAAACTTTTGAAGATCTAAAACATGAAAACCCTTTGCGTGAATACTGCAATTATTTTGTTTAGATAGGTATAAAAAAAATTCGTCCCATGTTTTAAGCATAGGACGAATTTAATATTATTTATTTAAAATTGTTTTTTAATAAACACTTTTAGTTGTTTAAATTGCTTCTTTCATAATTATTTGGTTATTCTTAAAAATTCAACTGTTGATAATCCACTTGCAAAAAACAATCCTTTTAACTCTCCATTATAATCAGACTTCATCTGTTCATATCTTTTCAATAAGTTTGGATAGTTCGGAATAAATTCATTGTCGATTTGTTCTAAATCTTCATTTATTGCTTTTGCTCTTTCAATTATTTGCTCTAAAGTTTTCATAATTATTTTGTTTTAAATTGTTTTTATTATTAATATCCTCTTAATTTAATCAACTTTTTTTCCAATTTTTCATATTCTTTGTTTGGGCAAAATGTTGACATTTTATTTTCAATTTCTTCAATTTTAATTTTTGTTTGCAATCTTTTTATTAAATCTTTATTATATTCTATTTCGTCTAAGACACTATTTTTATCAGTTACTTTGCTAAGTCTTTTAAGGTCGTTTTTTGCATTTTTAATAACTTCCGATGTTGTTAATTCTTTTCCGTTTACTTTGATCATGTTTTTTGTTTTTGTTTGATTGAACAGTACAAACATATATAAATTTAATTTAACTACCTAACGTTTTANAGNAAAAAAAACAAAAAAAAAGCACCCATTTTACTGAGTGCCTTTAATACTGTACGTTGTAGCGTTATTATTTTTTTGATAATATTTCGCCTATTTTCTGCATAGTTGTAAGGTTTAGCCCTCTATCCATGTTTAAAAACATATACATCTGATTAGGGTGTACGCCTGTTAATTTAGCAAAACCATGTACCGACATATCGTTTTCCTTAATATGATCGTTTATTATCTTACGACAGTCATTAACTAAGTTTTTTAACTGTCCCGCTGTTATTTGTTTTTCTTTTGCCATTTTTCTTTTTTTTAAAAAGGGAGATCATTTTCCTGATCTTCTGCCATTTGGTTAGTAATATCATGTTCAAAAACTTTGTTTGCTTCATTCTCTGCGTATTTCTTTGGATCAAAGTCCTCTTTGTTGGTATGATCGATAAACCAACCTTGTATCGTATTAAAATACTTTATTTCGCCCGTTGGACTCGTCCACTCTCTACCGTTTATATTAACACCAATTTTTACGTCCTCTCCCGTCATGTAACTATCCAATAGTTCGCATTTATCCTGAACAAATTGAATAATAATTTTTTGAGGATATTGATCTGCTGTTTCGATAACTATCTCACGTTTTGCGAATTTATCGCTAATTTGATTTTTTGGGAATATCATAACCACTTTACCTTGTAACTCCATTTTTTTGGTTTTTTATTATTTATTTTTATTTTCTAATTCAGCTAAACACTCTTTAAAATATGTATTAGCTAGTTCGTACTGTATTAACATTTGTTTTTCGATCTCCTTATCTCTTTTTATTTTTGCCCCTGTAATTCTTAATTCAGGTTCGATATGATCAACTTTGTGTATCTCTTTATTATCCCACGTAGAAAGTAGGTCGTCAGGCGTTGACGTCATGCACCAAATTACTTCCGCTTCGGGTTTGTTGTATAACATCATGTAGCCCCTAACTTGATAATCGTAACCCGACTTTTTTATCATTTTTTCAGCCTCACACTCAAAAGCGGGGAAAGTATCAAAAGACCATGAACATTTTACGTCAATTATAGTATTGTCGCCCTCAATATCACATTCGCCCGTTAGCCATTCGTTTGTTTTCCTGATCTTATTTTTTCGATAGTCCATAAACCTGACATCGTTAACCATTTCAATAGCTTTGTCCTCGTTTCTTATTCCTTTGTCTAAAAATTTACCCTCTATCTTCGTTCTAATACCGTAAAACACCTCTTTTACTTGTTCGTGTACATAACTTTTCGCTGTTTCACTTAAAGCCCCCTTTACTCGGCTTTTAGTCATTATTTTATGCAAAGAACTACATCGCACAATTAAGTTTTTTTCTTGTTTTTTCATTTTTCTATTTTTTTGTTATGTTTTTTTTCTCTTTTAACTCTTTTAAAAATTCAGTAACTTTATTTTGTTGTTTTTCAGTCAATAAAAAAGTATTGTTTAATTTTTCTACTGTATAATTATCTTCTGCGATTGACTTTAAAGCGGAGTCGAGTCTTTTATTGTCTAGTTTTGGTTTGGGTTGCTCAGGGGCTTCATATCCTTCGGGTAGATCTTCCCCCGCATAAATGTAAAGTCCTAAGCCATGTAAAGCTAAAGCCTTTGTCGTTGAACGCTGTATAGCTTTATTGACGTCGAAACTTGTTACTTTGTCCGCTTTTATTGAACTATTCCGAAAGTCCATAATAGGTAAATAGTCAATATGTTCAATATCGTTGATAGTTACCCCAACTTTTACCCACGATGTATGATTATCCGTAAAATAATTATAACCGAACTCGTTTTCATAAACAGTCCTAGAAACCGTCGGGTATAGCTTTTTTACCTCACTCCAAGCCCACGCCCACGATAGATAAGTTAAATTTCCTTTTTTTTCTGTTTTCTCATTTACATTGATCTCATTAAGAGAGTCAAATACCGACTTAGTCGGCTTTGTTACTTTTGCCATGTTTTTAAAATTTAGATTAGAATAATTTTGTGTAAAGTCCTGTTTGCTGTTCGAACTCACGAACAAGCATATCGTTATAAAGTCCTTTACTTTCTATTTTTGTTTTCATGTTACCCCCTCGCATAGATATAAACTCCATGTCGTAAAGATCCATTGAATTAAGGGTAATTCTAAGATAGTTAGCACCTGTTTGATTTCTAGTTAATTTCATAGAAAGTGAATTTTTACCCGCAATAAAGTTTTTTGATCCCGTCATGGCGATAAATCTGTTACCCCCTAATTGTTTTAAAATTGTGTTTGCTATTTGCATTTTGTTATGTTTTTAAGTTGTTATGTCTTATGACGATACAAACATATATAAATTTAATTTACTGTGCAACATAAATTTAACTTTTTTTTCAAATTTGTGTATTTTTATTGTAATTTTCCTCTCTTTTTAAGTTGCTAATCTGTTGACTCATAGCGTCAATAACTCCATTTGTAGTTTCGTAAAAAAATTTCATAGAATTAAACGCACCGTCGTATTTTTTCTCGATTGCGTACTCTTGTATTGAATAAAATTTACCGTTTTCCTGTGCTTTACTCATAGTCGAACCGCTGTCGATATATTCCTTTACATAAGTTCGTCGAACCCTTTCCGTTTCTGCCTCTGCGTTTTTCCATTGTACCCTGTATTCGCCCAACTCAGTAGCGAAATAGCTTAATAGTGTAACCATTTGCACCCTTTGAAACATTAACTCGTTTATTCCTGTATAGTCCATAGGTAAAGATCTATACCACCCGATTATTTCGTTTATTTCGTCAATTACGTTATTTATTTTCATGTTTTAAAATTTTAATTTTCTGTTTATAATGTTCTATTAAGTCCTTTACCTCAGGGGTTATAAGATCTAATTTTCTATGTCTATTTTCGTCTAACCATTTTAGATCTTTAGGGCTTATTCTATTTGTTATTCTTTTACGATATTCGTGAGTGTTCGAATGTTTATGCTGATTACAAGTTACGCATTGTGCATGGACGTTTCTCTCGTCAAACCTTAGTCCTTCGTACGTTGTAGGGTAATAATGTCCCGCGTCATACTTTCTATTTATTAGGCTTGTTTCACAACTTACACAACCCTTTTTAATATCCCTAAGCCTTATAAATGTATTAAAATACTTTTGTAGTTTTTGTTTCCATTGGCTGTGAGTCATTAAATTTTCCAAACCCTCTTTTTTTTCCTTTCTAGCCTTTTTAAGAGCCTTTTCTTTTGTTTTGGTGTTAGAGTACTCTATTGAACATTTAATACCGCAAACAACTTGTAAAGACGTATGAGGCATAAATTCAACTTTACAATTTCTACATTTTTTAGGTTTACGTTTTTTCATTATTAAAACTGTTCGTGGTAATTGTTTAAGTCGTTATGATTAAAATTTTTAGGCTCTTTATATTTATATTCCGACCAATCTGAGGTCGCTAAATTGACGTCCATTTTCTCAATTCCGATCATCCCGTCCCTATTTTTAGCGATTATAAATTCCCCTAGCCCTTCGGTACTGTTACCGTTTTCGTCAGTCATTTCGCCATAATATTCAGGTCGATGTAAAAAAGATACAATACTAGCGTCCTGTTCTATTTCGCCCGACTCTTTTAAGTCAGGTAAACTAGGTCTTTTGCCCGATCTCGCTACGTCCCGATTTAATTGTGCTAACGCTATTATTGGTATTCTTACACTCATTACAAGACGTTTAATTCCGTTACTTATCTTTGTTACTTCTTGATATCGTGAGTC